GTCCTGAACAAGAAAAGCAAATGAGCCAAGTCACGGAACTGCTAGTCAGGATCAAGCAGCAAGGTGACGAGCAGCTCACCAGGCTTCAGAGCAGCCTGAAAGGCGTTGCGCAGCAGACTGCAGCAGCAAATGTCAACTTCAAGGAAGTATCTGCAGAACTGAAGAAGATACAAAATACATCAACGCAAAGCATTAACAACCTGAAAGGGTATTCAAGTGCATGGCGTGAGATTGCCAATAGCGTTGACGTAGCCAGCAATGAGTTTCGTCAGGCTACTGCCGAGGCCGATCGTCTTGATAAGAAGCTGGCCGAGATTCAGGGCAAGCAGATTGGCGGCAGAGGCGGCCGTGGAGGCATTGGTAAGGCTGCGCAGATTGCGGGCACAGTCGCGGGTGCAGGCGTCTTTGGCGGCTTTGAGGGTGGCGCTGGTGCGTTGATTGGTGGCCTTGTTGGCGGCGTCCCTGGCGCGATTGTTGGCGGTGGTATTGGTGCGCAGGTTGGCGGTGCTCGTCAAGCACTTGGTGGGGCTTCAACTTATGCCGCTGATTTGTCCAGGCAGCAGCAAGCGTTGAGGCTTGTTACGAAGAACGCAAGTGAATATCAACGCGCTCTTGGGTTCATTGATCAGACAAGCAGAAGCCTTGCGATTCCGCAGGATATTTTGACGCGGCAGTTCACGCAGTTGACCGCTTCTGTCAAAGGTGCAGGCGGCAATGTACGTGATGCTGAGAAGGCATTCATTGGTATTGCATCTGGTATTCGCGGTACAGGCGGCAGTCTTGAGCAACTTGATTCTGCGCTAACTGCAACATCGCAGGTATTTAGCAAGGGCAAGGTCAGTGCTGAAGAACTTCGTCAGCAGATTGGTGAGCGCCTGCCTGGTGCATTTAGTTTGTTTGCTGAGTCAATCGGCATGACTCCTCAGCAGCTTGATAAAGCACTTGAGAAAGGCCAGGTCAGCTTGCTCGACTTCCAGAAGTTTGCAGAGAAGCTGTTTGAAAGGTATGGCGAAAACGCCAAGATCATCGCTGATGGTCCTGATGCTGCTGGTGATCGCCTGAAGACATCGTTGGCTCGTTTGCAACAAAGCGTTGGCACGCTGCTGAAGCCTGTGGGTGCATTCTTCCAGACGATTTTTGCTTCGATTGTCGACGCGATTGATAAAGCAACAAGAAAGCTGAATCAATTCCTTGGACTTGGCAAAGATCGCACGCAGCAGATTGCTGATATCAACAGCAAATTATCGATCCTTGATAAACAGTTGGAAGGATACGACAGACTGCGTAGTTCAGGTCAAGCTAGCGGTTTCCAAAAGAATTTTATTAAGAATCTTGAGGCACGTCGCATTCAGTTGACAGCGCAACGTGATGCGTTGAAGGCTGCTGAGGCTGCAGTTAGCACGGGGCAAGGTGAACCCCCGTCAAGGCTTCCTGGGATCACGCCAGAAGCGGCAAAAGAGAAGAAGAGCAAAGCCGATCGAGAGCAAGAAAAGATCCTGCGTGACTACAATCGCGGCCTTGAGCGTGGTGCGGATCTTGCCGAAAAACTGCGTCGCATGATTCGCGATGTCAATCTTGAGACTGCAGGAATTGGTGAGACAGCAGAAGAAGCAATTGAGCGCAAGTTTCTTGAGGCTTTGAATGACATCAATGACAAGGGCAAGGATCTGAACAAAACAATCAAAGAATTGCGGCAGTTGACTGGTGGCCGCGTCATGTTCGAGGGGCTTGTCAATGCTGATCGGACAGGTCTTGCACAGCAGTATCTGCAAGCGCTTGGCGTTCAAGCACAGAGGCGTCGTGACGAGGCGCTGGGACAGCTCAAGTTTGATGAGGCTATCTCTAAAGCTCAGTTCAGCTTTGCCGATACCACCGCTTTCGATGCCGGTGTTCAGAACTACCTGAGCGGCATTGGTCAAATTGATGATGCATTGACTTCCTTGACCGAGAAAGGATTCAAGGGTGTTGAGGATTCGATCACTGAACTCGTTACGACTGGCACCTTCAATTTCAGAAGCTTTGCCGCTTCAATCTTGGCCGACACTGCAAGGATGATCATTCAGCAACTTGTGTTGAAGACAATCATGCAGGCGCTGGGATTCGGTGGTGGCTTCTTCAAGGGAGGGTTCCTGGGTTCCACAGGTGCGATGAACATTTCTGGTGTGCCGTCTGCCGCGAATTTTGGATTGGGTTCTCTTACAAGCGGAGGAAGTAACTTCTTCAGCGGATTTGCTGCAAGCGCAAATGGCAATGTGTTCGGCCGCAATGGCATTCAAAAGTTTGCTAGGGGCGGCATTGTTGGCGGTCCCACGATCTTCCCCTTTGCTAATGGCATTGGGTTGATGGGCGAAGCTGGTCCCGAGGCGATCATGCCCCTGCGGCGCGGACGTGATGGACGCTTGGGTATTGAGTCTGCTGGTGGCGGTGTCAATGTCACGGTGAACGTCGATGCAGGCGGCAGTGAAGTTCAAGGCGATGGACCCAATGCAAATCAATTGGGTAGAGTGATCGGGGCTGCGGTACAGGCCGAAATCGTCAAGCAGCAACGCCCTGGTGGCCTGCTCTCTGGTACTCGCTGATGGCTACGTTCAACGACGCGACAGTAGGAACGAGCACAGGCGGAACAACGCCTGACTTTGGATCTGCTCGCAGGAGCGCACCGATTGTCAGGACTGTTCAGTTCGGCGACGGTTATCAGCAAAGGCTGAAGTACGGTCTGAACCAGAACCCGAAGGAATGGGATCTGCGCTGGACCGCCAAGTCAACGGCTGACGCGGATGCGATTGAAGCATTCTTTGATGCACGTGCGGCTGACAACGCTGCGTTCGACTGGACGCCTTTGGATGACAGCACGGCGTACAAATGGATCTGCAGTGAGTGGAATCGCGAGTTCAATTACGCGAACGTGCATACCATTACTGCAACGTTCAAGCAGGTGTTTGAACCGTAATGGCCTACGCAGCCTGGCAAGCCAGCACGAGCTATGCAGTCGGCGCCATCGTTCGCGCCACGACGACGCAGGCCAGCGGGCTGGTGTTCCGCTGCACGGTCGCAGGTACAAGTGCCAGCACACAGCCAGCATGGCCGACCGACATCGGCAGCACGATTGCAGACGGCGGCGTCACATGGGCAGCCATCAGCAGCGTCTACGAAGAGCTGGCGGTCCTGGGTCCGAACGCGATCATCGAGCTGTTCGAGCTGCAGCTTGACACCACGCTGCATGGCGCCAGCACGACCTACTACTGGCACAACGGCGTGAACGCAGCCGTGACTGGCAACATTGTCTTTGCCAGCAACACCTACGTCAGGCTTCCAGTTGAGGCGACGGGCTTCGATTACACCAGCTCTGGCAGCCTGCCGCGTCCGACGTTGCGAATCAGCAACCTGTTCAGCGACATGACCACGCTTCTGCTGCTGGTCAACGCGACCACGCCCGGCAACGACCTGGGCGGCGCCACGGTGCGGCGGATCCGCACATTGAAGAAGTTCCTTGACGGCGAGGCGGCGGCCGACCCTAATGCCCGCTTCCCCACGGAGATCTGGTACGTCGATCGCAAGTCGAACGAGAACCGCGACCTGGTGGAGTTCGAGCTAGCCAGCAAGTTTGACCTGGCCGGCGTCATGCTGCCCCAGCGGCAGATCATCGCCAACGTGTGCCAGTGGAAATACAGGGGTGCTGAATGCGGCTACACCGGCAGCAACTACTGGAACGTGAACGATCAGGTCGTGGGTACCTTGGCTGCTGATGTGTGCGGCAAACGGGTGGAGAGCTGCAAACTGCGGTTCGGCGCCACGGCTGAGTTGCCGTTCGGAAGTTTCCCAGGCGCGGGTCTGACCCAGTGATGAAGCTGACCGACACGCTCAAGGCTGACATCCTGGCGCACGCGCAGGCCGAGGATCCCCGCGAGTGCTGCGGCCTGATCCATGTGGTCAAAGGCCGGCGGCGCTACTACCCATGCAGGAACTTTGCGGCCACTCCTGACGAGCATTTCGTCTTGGACGCCACAGACTATGCAGCCGCCGAGGATGCCGGCGAGGTGATCGCTGTTGTCCACAGCCACCCGGTTACCCCACCCGAGCCATCGGCAGCAGACCGCATCAGTTGCAACAACAGCGGCCTGCCGTGGGTGATCGTCAACCCCAAGACCGAAGCATGGGGCGGCTGCGAGCCTGCAGCGTTCGAGTTGCCCTACGTCGGCCGCGAGTTCGTGTTTGGCGTGGTCGATTGCTACTCGCTTGTGCGGGATTGGTACAGCCGCGAGTGGGGTCTGACGCTGGCGGACTTCGACCGGCGTGATCGGTTCTGGGAACGAGGCGAGAACCTATACCTCGACAGCTACCGCTCGCAAGGCTTCAGACAGGTGCCGTTTGAAGAGCTGCAATACGGCGATGCGATCCTGATGCAACTATCGGCAAGCCTGCCCAACCACGCGGCGATCTACCTGGGCGATCAGCAGATTCTGCATCACGTTCAAGGCAGGCTCTCTAGCCGCGATGTCTTCGGCGGCTACTATGTGAAAAGCAGTGCCATGGTCTTGCGGCATGAAAGTCGTTAAGGTCTACGGCGCACTTCGCAAGCGACTCGGACAGTGCCGGTTCGAGTTTGAAGTGGACACGCCCGCGCAGGCGATCAAAGCGCTGTGCGTCAACTTCCCTGGCCTGGACAAGTGGCTCATCGACTCTGAGCAGACCGGAATGGGCTTCCGCGTCACGGTCGGCAAGGAACGCATCACACAAGAGGACGCCAGCGTGGCCGTGCTGCCATGGTCTGAGCGTGACGTGTTCAGCATTGCGCCGGTGCTGACTGGCGCGGGGCAAGGTTTTGGCCGCGTGCTGGCAGGCATCGGTCTCGTTGCGCTAGCGATTGTTGCCGGTCCTGCGGCTGGCGGCTTCCTTGGATTGGGTGCCGGTCTAGGCGGCGCTGGTGCAGGCTTGATCGGGGGCACTGCTGCTGTTGCCCTTGGCGGCATCGGCGCCAGTTTGGTGCTTGGTGGTATTGCGCAGATGCTGTCTCCGCAGCCCGACATCTCAGCGCTGCAACGCGGCAAGGAAGCCGCCCGGTTGGAGTCATTCAGCTTTAGCGGCATTGTCAACACCAGCCAGCAGGGGATGCCGGTGCCGATCGTTTATGGCCGCGCTTTTGTTGGTTCGGCTGTCCTGTCTAGCGGCCTTGACGTGGCGCAACTGAAATGACGCAGCTCCAAGGTTCTGGTGGCGGCGGTGGTGGCGGCGGATGCTTCCTAGGGCACACGCTGGTGCGCACGCCTGACGGGCAGCATCGCATCGATGAGCTGCAGGCTGGCGATCAAGTCCTGAGCTTCGATGACAAGGGCACGCTGCACGAGGCGACGATCCTGAAGGTGCATGAGCACCTGAACGAACGCGTCTATCGCTACCAGCTTTGGGGCGGCGCGTCACTGGATGCAACCCCGAATCACTGGGTGCTGAACCAGTTCAATGCCTTTGTTGCGATCGGCAGCCTTGGCGCTGATGACTGCTTGGTGGACGAGAACAACCACCTACGCCCCATCGTCGGCCGTGAAGAACTGCCCGCTGGCGCGGTCTACAACCTGACTGTCGAGGGGCACCATACCTTCATCGCCGGTGGTATCCGTGTTCACAATGCCGGCCTCGGCGTGCTGCAGGGTGCAGGTGGCGGTGGCGGTGGCAAAGGTGGCGGTGGCACAACCCACGTCCCATCAGAGGCTGACGACAGCCTGCAATCGGTTCAATACGCCAGTGTCCTGGACCTGATCAGCGAGGGCGAGATCCAAGGCATCGAGGATGGGGTGCAGGGCATCTACTTGGATGGGACGCCCGTTCAAAGCGCAGGTGGCATTGACAACTTCACCGGCTACACCGTCGTCACCCGTACCGGCACGCAGGCTCAGAGCTACATCCCTGACGCCAACGGCACTGAATCTGAAAAGGCTGTCAACGTCGAGATCACCGCTGCTGCATCTGTCACCCGGCAGATCACCGACTCGGATGTGGACCGCGCCCGCATCACGGTGCAGGTGCCAGCGCTGCAGATCATCGAGGATGACGGCGATATTGTTGGCCACGAGGTCAGCATCCGCTGCAGGGTGCAGTACAACGGCGGCGGTTACACGACCGTGTTTGAAGACACGATCAGCGGCAAGACCACAAACGCCTATCAGCGCGATTACATCATCAGCCTGAGTGGTGCGTTCCCGGTTGACATCAGGTTGGAGCGCATCAGCGCTGATGAGTCAAGCGCCCGCCGGCAGAACCGCACGTTCTGGTTCAGCTACACCGAGATCATCGACGAAAAGTTCAGGTACCCCAACAGTGCACTGGCATTCCTGCGCTTCGACAGCCGTCAGTTCAAAGGCGTCCCAGCCCGCAAGTATCTGGTGCGTGGCATCAAGGTGCAACTGCCCAGCAATGCCACGGTTGACACGACGACCTACCTCGGCCGCGTCACCTACAGCGGCGTCTGGGATGGCACCTTCGGCGCTGCTACCTGGACTAACGACCCAGCATGGTGCCTATGGGATCTGCTGACCAACACCCGCTATGGCGCCAGCATCCCGGCCAGCAGCCTTGATCGGTATGACTTCTACGCAATCAGTCAATACTGCAACGAGCTGGTAAGCAACGGCCGCGGCGCACAGGAGCCACGGTTCAGTTGCAACATGCTGATCAACAGCAGGGACGAGGTTTACAACGTCATCCAGGAGTTCGTCGCGCTGTTCCGTGGCATCGCCTACTACGGCGCTGGCGCCATGGTTGTGCTGCAGGACAAGCCATCTGATCCGCAGTATCTGCTGACTCCGGCCAACGTGGTTGATGGGCTGTTCAATTACAGCGGCTCATCGCAGAAAGCACGACACACCACAGCAACCGTCGCCTATCAGGATTACGACAACCTGGGCGAGGTGTCCTATGAGTATGTCGAGGATGCGTCGGCCGTTGCCAAATATGGCATCATCAACAAGGACATCAAGGCAGTCGGCTGCTACTCGCAAGGGCAGGCGCACCGTGCTGGCAAGTGGGCGCTGCTGTCCGAGCAGAACCTGACCGAGACCATCACCTTTTCAGTCTCGATCGACTCAGGCATCGTGCTGCGACCTGGCATGGTGATCGACGTGGCCGATCCGGTCAAGGCTGGCAGCAGGCGCGGCGGCCGCATCGCAGCAGCAACAACCACGACCGTCACGCTCGACGACGCCACCGGCATCACCCTGGGCACCTCGCCCACGATCAGCGTCCTGTTGCCCACCGGCCTGGTCGAGACCCGCACCGTTAGCACTCTGGCGGCTGGCGTGGTCACGGTCACAAGCGCGTTCAGCGAGGCGCCCAACGCCCAGAGCATCTGGGTCATGGAGAACACCAGCCTGCAGACGCAGCAGTTCCGTGTCGTCAGCGTGGCTGAGGCCGAGGACGGCATCTATGGCGTGACAGCGCTGGCCTACAACAGCAGCATCTATGCCGCCATCGAATCAGACATCAAGTTGCAGACGCGGGACATCTCCAACCTGTCCGCACTGCCTGAGTCGCCCACCGGCCTGACTGGCACGGAGCACCTGTACACCGACGGCCAGAACGTGCGCACGGCATTTGAGCTGAGCTGGGTGCCGCCGACCCAACTGGTGCAGTCCTACCGGGTGATCTACCGGCTCGGCAATAACAACTTCTCGCAGATCGACACCAACAGCCCCAGCACCCGCATCGAGGGCTTGGACGCTGGCACGCTGCAGGTCCGCGTGCAGTCGATCAACAGCCTTGGCGGTGTCAGCAACCCGGCGACTGCAACGTTCAACCTGATCGGCAAGACCGAGCCACCGGGCAACGTCCAGAACCTGACCATCGAACCGATCAGCGCCAACAGCGCCCGGCTGCGCTGGGATGCCACGGTTGACTTGGACGTGCGCGTTGCCGGCCGCGTCCACATCCGCCACACCAACCTGACCGATGGCACCGGTACCTGGAGCAACAGCGTTGACCTGATCCCTGCAGTCGCTGGCTACAGCACCGAGGCGATCGTGCCGTTGGTGGAGGGTCAGATCCTGGTCAAGTTCGAGGATGACGGAGAGCGTCAGAGCCCAACTGAAGCCAGCGTGATCGTGGACTTCCCGGATGCGCTCGGCAACCTGCTGGTGCAAAGCCGCCGTGAAGATGCTGACACGCCGCCGTACCAAGGCAGCAAGACGAATGTCTTTTACAGCGAAGAGTTGGACGCCTTGGTGCTCGACGGCGACACACTGCTGGACGCCATTGCTGACTTTGACCTGATCAGCAGCATGGACTACCTCGGCGCCGTGGAGCCGCTAGGAACCTATGAGTTCGCCAACACGCTCGACTTGGGTGCCAGCTTTGCCCTTGACCTGAGCCGATTCTTTGTCACTGCTGGATTCTTCCCGAACGATCTGGTGGATAGCCGCACTGCACTGGTGGACGACTGGGCAGATTGGGACGGCGGCATCATCGATCAGGTCAACGCCAAGCTGTACCTGCGCCGCACGCCTGACAACCCCAGCGGCACGCCTACATGGTCCGGCTGGCAGGAGTTTGTGAACGGCACCTTCCTGGGGCGTGGCTTCCAGTTCAAGGCAGAGCTGATCAGCAACAACACAGCGCAGAACATCCTGATTGACCAGCTCGGCTACGAGGCCACCTTCCAGCGCAGGACTGAGCAGTCGGTTGGGGCGGTCAGTAGCGGTGCTGGCACGAAGGCGGTCACGTTCGACAAAGCGTTCTTCACCGGCACCACCAGCTTGGGGGGCACCAACGCCTACCTGCCCAGCATTGGCATCGTGGCGCAGAACCTAGCGACAGGCGACTACTACAACGTGACCAACGTCACCAGCAGCGGCTTTGACGTGACCTTCAGAAACAGCGCTGGCACGGCAGTGAGTAGGAACTTCCTATGGACTGCGGTGGGATTTGGCAAGGGCGCTTAAACTGGTAGCAAAGTGGCCTTGTTATGGCTCAACACGATTACGTCATCGCTAACGGCACCGGTGCGGCCGTCCGATCTGACATCAACAACGGCCTCGCCGCCATCGTCAGCAACAACAGCGGCGCCACTGCACCCAGCACCACCTACGCGTATCAGTGGTGGGCAGATACGACCACCGGCCTGCTCAAGCTGCGCAACGCCGCCAATAACGCCTGGATCACCCTGTTTCAGCTCGACGGCGAGTGGAGCACGCTGGCGATTGAGAACGGCTCGGCCGCAGCACCGTCGATCTACTTCAAGGACAGCGGCACCGATACCGGCGTCTACAGCCCCGGTGCTGACCAGGTAGCCATCAGCACAGGCGGCACTGGGCGGTTGTTTGTTTCTTCGTCGGGATTGGTTGGCATAGGTCAGTCCTCCCCTGGTTCGGCACTAGACGTTGCAGGAGAGATCAGGATATATCCAACTTCTGGAGCTGGCACTCTTCGATTTGGCAGTGGTGGTGCTGAGAAGGGAAAGGTTTCTATTGATGCTTCCAGTAATTACATGGTAGAAACAGCGGGCGTTGAAAGACTCCGTATAACTTCGGCAGGGCTTGTAGGGATTGGCTCTAATAATCCTCAGTCGCTTTTGCATCTAGAAACAGATGGCACGGCGCTTCGTATTGTTCGGGGAAGCGCAATCGGATTCGCATACAACACCGGCACGGCTTCAACTGACGCTTTCAGGATTCAATCAAATGGCGGCTCTGTTGATTTATTTAGCGCTGTTAACCAGCCAATTACATTCTCGGCTGGCACGGCCGAAAAAGCTCGCGTCGATGGATCGGGTCGTTTTTTAGTTGGCACGTCTTCTAGCGTTCCGGTGCTTTCATCAGCCACCGGAGCAGCAGTACAGGTCAATTCAAGTGCATTCGGATCTTACGCGCAAACTTGGTTTTATGGCGCAAATAACGAGTTTGCTCCAGTAATTATGCTGGCAAAAAGCAGAAATACCACCTACGGAAGTTATACAGTTGTCCAGAATAATGACCAGCTTGGAGGGCTTTGGTTTGCCGGTGATGACGGCACTGACTTAAACCAGTCCGGCGCAAAAATTGAAGCCTTTGTAGACGGCACGCCCGGCAATAACGACATGCCGGGCAGGTTAGTGTTCTCCACTACCGCCGACGGAGCGAGCAGCCCGACGGAGCGGATGAGGATTTCTAGTACAGGCAAATTAAACGTATTTGATTCATCTGGTGCTGGATTAAGGGTAAACAGCGCCATAGGCTCCAGCTCTACCGATAATGTTTTCACCGGATTTTATGGCGCTAGTAGCACAACAGCCGAAGGAACAGCATCAATCGCCATCAGAACAAATGGAGATGTTAGAAACACAAATAATTCTTATGGCGCTTTATCTGATGTCAAACTCAAAGAGAACATTGCTGACGCAAACTCACAATGGGATGATTTAAAAGCTGTTCGCGTCCGCAACTTTAACTTCAAAGAGGGTCAGACCCACCGCCAGATTGGCGTAATTGCCCAAGAGCTTGAGCTGGTCTCTCCCGGCCTCGTCAGCGAATCCCCTGACTTTGACGCAGACGGCAACGACCTTGGTACCGTCACCAAGAGCGTCAACTACTCGGTGCTCTACATGAAGGCGGTAAAGGCGCTGCAGGAAGCCATGGAGCGCATCGAGGTTCTCGAACAGCGTCTCACTGATGCTGGTATCGCCTAGACCTCTTAGTCCTACTCTCTACTGACCCGTCCTAAACTCCCACCATCACCCATCAACTCATGGCCACCACCTTTACCTGGCACATCGCCAACCTGGAACGCGAAACCGCCGACGGGTTTGTGCTGGCCGCCCACTACACCGTCACAGCCGAAGACGGCACCTACAGCAGCGGCGCGTATGGATCACTGGGCTTTGAGCGCCCGGACAAGCTGATCCCGTATGCCGACCTGACTGAGCAGATGGTGATCGGCTGGGTCAAAGATGCCTTTGGTGCTGAGAAGGTCACCGAGATCGAGGCCGCCCTGCAGGCGCAGCTTGACGAGCAGCGTCATCCCAGTAAGGCCAGCGGGATGCCATGGCAGTAAAAAGCAAGCAGGGTGTGGCTCGCGTTGATCATCAGCCGGGTCCACCCAAAACTACACGTCAAGGTTTTGGTCAAAACAGTCGCCCCAGAAGAAGGGGTAAAAAAGCCTTGCGTGGGCAGGGACGCTAATCTGTCAAGGTAGCTGGAGCTGCCATGATTGAAGTCATCGCCGCAATAGCCGGCGCATCTATCTCAGTGGCAGCAATGGGTGCCATGGGGTTCACACGACGTAACGACGAAGCGCGAGAAGCAGTTATCAGGTTGACGGCCGCTGTTGAACACATTGCGACTCAGCTTGAGGTTTTGCACACAGACATCAAAGAAGACCGCAAGGAAACTTTCACTCGTCTTAATGGTGTTGAGCATCGCGTGACTATGCTGGAAGCACGTCCACACTGATCGTCATGGATCCCACCACTGTTGCAGCGATCGCGATTGTTGTTGCTGCTGGCTCCGAGATCATTGCACTCCTCCCAATCCGGGAGAATTCTTGGGTGCAACTGGTGCTGAAGGCACTGAAGGTGATCTTCCCAAAGCGCTGAGCGACAATACGACTTGGCTGTGGCGTTATGACAGCAGGGACTGGCGGCATCGCATGCAGCGTGCTGCTCAAGATCACAAGTTCCACGCGACCTTAGCGCCACGGCTTGATCGTGAAATCGAACGTGTCAACAAGATTATTGACCTGGAAGAGGAGCGGTCAAAGCGCCGGCCTGTGATCAAGGAAGAACCGATCACACCAGAGCAAACAGGTGACAGCCGCCTTCTAGGTGGACCGATGTCAATCTCATCCCCTTGGAACGATGACGACCCAGAACCGCCTGAAGCTAGTTGACCTGTTCAAGTATTACAAGGCATTACCGCATCAAACGGCGGCGATCTTTGAATTCGAGGAAGCCTTGTTAAAGGTTGCCCCTGATCTGTTGAATAGGGATCAAGCTTGGTTCAAGACGTGGTCACAAGCTGGCAAGCAAAATCTTTTTGAAAATAATTGGCAGGGCGTGTTTGATGCCGCCAAGAAAGCTGGGGCGAAATTCCCTGAGCTTGTTGCAGCGCAGTGGGCACTTGAATCGGGGTATGGCAAGCATGTATCAGGCGAGAACAACTTCTTTGGCCTGAAGGGTGCAGGAACGAATCGCAACACGAAGGAATACATCAACGGCCGTTGGATCACGATTCAGGATTCATTCCTTGACTTCCCTGATCTTGAGACGTGTGTGTTTTATCTGGTTGAGCGCTGGTACAAGGATTTCAATGTGTATCAGGGCTGCAATCGTGCTCCTGATCGCGAGGATGCTGCACGCTGGCTTGTGCGTGAAGGGTATGCAACAGACCCTACCTACGCTGACAAGCTGATTAAGCTGATGAATCTGCATGCGCAGGGTGTCAAGGCGGTGCAGGCTGTACAGGCCGTGCAGTTCACCCCTGGTAAGCCATTTGACTACAAGATCACACCCAATGTGACCTATGGCGAGATCGCGCTGAACAGCGAAAACAGGCGATTCATTGCGCAGCATCAATGTGACACTGCCGTTGTGTTGTGTCAGTACCTTGAGAAGGTCAGGACGCACTTCGGCAACAAGCCAATCATCATCACAAGTGGCTACAGGCCGCCTGCTGTGAATAATGCTGTCGGCGGTGCTCGCAACTCTGAACACCTCTACGACAAACCCAATACAGGCGCTCTGGACTTCTGGATCAAAGACGTAGACATCTACAAGGTGCAGGAGTACTGTGACCAGACCTGGCCGTACAGCCTTGGCTACGGGGCAAAGAAGGGCTTCGTGCATCTAGGCATGAGACCAGGCAAACCACGCATCCGCTGGGATTATTGATGGCTGTCCTGTGTGACTGGCAGATCCGTGACCTGTGCGTTGGGTCACAGATGGTCACCCCATTCGATGAAGCGCTGCTGAACCCTGCGTCCTTGGATGTGCGGTTGGGTGATCACCTGATGATCGAGCGTGCCCTGGACATGGACCTGGAGCTGGTCAGCCTGAAGGGATACAGCGAGAATGATCCTTACTGGCTGCAGCCTGGTGAGTTCGTCTTGGCTGAGACGGTGGAGACCTTCAACCTGCCAGAGCACATCTGCGGGCAGTTTGCGCTGAAGAGCAGCAGGGCACGAGCAGGGTACAGCCACATGCTTGCAGGCTGGTGTGATCCAGGTTGGCACGGCTCAAAACTAACGCTGGAGCTGCAAAATGCACGCAAGATGCACTCGCTGCCTCTGTACCCAGGGTTAAAAATAGGACAGATTATTTTCTTTGAAATGAGTGCCCAACCACTCGTTAGTTACGCGAAGGTGGGGCATTACAACAACGATACAAAAGTATCAGGATCAAAGGTTAATCCCTGAACTGATAAATCCAACGCCAGATCGCAATTTCGCGAGCCATTGAATAAAATTCCTGTTCTCTGTACCAGAGGGTCCATTCCATTGATCCTTTAGATCCGTTGCAGCGCAGGCATGCTGGTGCCATGTTCTCTATAACAGTTTGCCCACCTCTGTGTCTTGGGATAATGTGATCAAGCGACTGAGCCGGCTTGTCACAGTATGCACAACGGTGATCAAAGGCTTCAAAGATTTTTAACCTGAATTGCGCTCTTGTTTCTCTCTTAGGAATCAGACTGGTCTCGTCGATCCAAGAGTGCATAGCGCCTCCCGCGATGAGCCAATCCTAGGGAGGATTACACGCCGAAGAAAGACATAAACGCAAATGACACCAAATCCTCTTTCCAGTGACGGCTGCGGAGCCGTGTGGGTACGCTACGGCCTGCATGGATACTGGCGTCCTTGGTTTGTGAAGACAAATACTGTTTTCTACGTCAATGAATGCTTTGATAACGAGAGTATGGCAGTACAAGCTGCAGAAGCTGCTCATGGACTGGCACCCGATTGAAGCCACGCCCGAGTGTCAATTCTCCGAGGCAGCAACGGCGCAGGTGATCCAGGAGATGCTTGCCGATCGCGACATCTACAGCCTGTACAAGATGGCGATCATGCTGAACCAGCTCGCGCATCAACAGCGCATGATGGCTCAATGGGCAGCCAAGGAAGCCGCCAGCAACCTCACACGCAAACCAATCAGCCCGTTGGAGCTGATGTCTGAGCTGGGCGTGGGATGACGCGAGCGGCTAGATGATCGCAGTAGATCTCAGCCTGCCAGAGATCATTCGAGTACCGACAGTAGCCATGAGCGCAGCTTCTGTAGAGGGTTTCGGCTCCTTCGGCCTCGAGCACCTCGATGTACGACCCATTGTCTTTCGAGATGCGCTGCGAAATCACCCAATTCCAATGAATCGTCATCGTCTTCGTCGTCGAAGTCGTCGTCTTCATCATCGTCATCATCTGGCGTCGCTTCAATGATTTCAAGCAAACGCAGACCCCAGCACTTGAGATCCGTGATGCCCTCACGGCAGTTCATGAGGTTCTCAGATGGCATTTCGCCGTTCCTGAGGATCTCATTGGATGCTGAGTCAAGCCAGTCCTGATGGTTCTCGCACATCCAGAGCAGAAGCCTGACATGGCCTTCGGTGAACTGAAAATCGCCGTTAGGTGCAGCCATGACGGGCAACCATCTCCCTGAACGGTAGCTAGGCAAATTGTCCAAAGCTCTCACGCGACTTTAATGAAGGATCAAGCTTTGACGTACTTCTGCCGCAGACCGGTGTAGACGCCATACAGGGGATGCCTTTTCTTGTCGCGACCGTCTTTCTTGTACAACGCCTCGAGCAGGTAAAAACGGTTGTTCATCGCGTTGATGTCCGTGGCGCCTGGCGTTTTTGGTTCTGTATCGAGAAAGCGAGCGAGGTGACCCGGCAGGTTTCTCAGGTCGTACTTCTTAGGTGCCATTAGGAGGGATCAAGTCGGCGTTGCTGTAGAAAAAACTTCGCGCCCTTTTCCGATCTGAATGTTACTGGCGGCTGGATGCCGATTGAGCAACAAACGTTTTGCGTCATCCTCGTCAACAGCACGAATACAACCACGCAAGGGGCACTGGCCAGGAATGCGTAATTCAAAATCGAACATCCGTTGAGATGGAGCAATGCAATAAGAGACGCCGGGTCCAGTTTTAGGAAACGGCAGTTCAGGGAAAAGGGCGTCGAAGTCCATCAGAACATGGGATCGTTGACGCTGTCAGGCTTGAGCGGGCTGAAGGAGCCTTTTTTGCCCCACAGGCCGCCCCAAAGGCTAAAGCCAACTTCTTCGTTGAAGGTGTCCTTGCCGGTGTAGATGCGAATGGTCTTGTTGCTGGCTTCTGCCTGCTCAGCCATCGTCATGAGGTAGTTAGCTGCCAGCACTGCTTCTTTGGCAGTGAAGTCAACAATGATGTTCTCCTCAGGAGATTTGTCAGTTTTGCGATTGCGATTTTCAACAATGCGGAATTTCGCATTGAATGCGGATGAGTTAGCCATCTGTTGGTTCAAGGATTGCGTAGTGAGATTTAATGATCTCGTTTGCGAGAGAAGAAACTGTGACCCTGGAGTCTGAGTTGTAACGAAGCGCGACTTCACGCTCCATACGCTCTAGCGCTTCAGGGTCAAGTAGTACTTGCACCCGCATTTTTCGTCCTGCGGGGGTGGCCATTACTTTTGCAGGTCAGGCTTGGCTCGCAGCTCATCAATGCAGGACTGCAATTGATCAACTGTCATCTGGGCAAGCTTACTGCCAGAGGCATCCAGATCCCACTTGGTGGCCTTGTCGGCAATCCAGGAGATTTGGTGCATGGAGTCGAGCTTGGCCTGGATGAGGTCGACGCAGGTGTCGATCAAGCCTTTTTTGACGACGGCCTCGTTGATTTCTGCAGGTGGTGCAGATGCATCATTCGTGGCCTTTGGCGTGCGTTTGCTCGCCTGCTTGGGCGCCTCATGCTTGATCGTCAGCAACTGAGTCTCAGGTTGAGTCTCAACTGTCTCAGAGGAAGAAGCGGCCACCTCTTCGCGTGCCCACAGTTCGTAAGCCAAGGAGAAGTACGCAGCGGCTGCAGAGCAGATCCCACGACGATGCGAGTCGGCAAGGTCGCGAGCGCTGATCTTCTCAAACGAGATTGGGTTGTTCCTGTTGTCCGTGATGGCGTAAGGCCACGCCGGGGTCTCAAAGGCAAGTTCCGAATGGAAGAACTTGATCATCAGGTAGCCCGTGTTGTTCGGTGCCACGTGAATGGGATCGCCTTTGACGGTCAGGACCAGTTCAGGGAGCCAGCCATTGGCGTGCTCGTTCATGAGCTGGGTGACCTTTGCCCAGGGGACATAGTCTGCGGCATAGGAGCCAGTCCCTTTCTGTTTCACGTCAGAAAGAGTGATGACTCCCGCCAGGTTGGGGAAGACGGGAGTTGTGTCTGACATCAGACGCTGGCAGCTTCGACTTGCTCGATGCCCTGTTCGAGGATCTGACGCATGGCAGCGGCGGCGCTCATGTTGTGCTGCTTGGCGCTGACCTTGATCCGATTGTACAGATCAGGATCGAGCTGAAGCATGACGGTCTTGGCGCTGGAGGGCTTGGCGGTGAGTTTGATGGCCATGGCAATGGCGTGAGTACCTGAACACCATACCCACATTGTCAAGGTTTGGGCTGCGTCTCAAATGGATTCGTTGAGACTGTGATCTGCAACACATTGCAAGCATTGCTTGCGGATTCTTGCTGCTAAGGTTTGCGAGCAATTTTTGCGATCTGCAAGCATCTGCAAGCAAATGCCAAAGCCTCTCTACTTGCGATTACCGGACTCTGTGGCCGAAAAACTGGCTGCAAAAAAGCCGGAATCCCTTTCCCTGTCTAGTTTCTGCGCCCTTCTACTGGAGCAAACGCTTGACACGCCTGCTACGCTGGCGGAGCGACCGAACGGGAGCGAAGCCTCTATTTCTTCTCTTGATAGTAATACTAGTGTTTCTTTAAAAAAAGAAGTTCTAAACAATCAATCAATTAAAGCTGTAAACTCGAAAAAAAAGCGCGTTCGAGCGGACTACGACGAAGCGTTTACGGCGTTTTGGAACGAGTATCAGCGAGCCCCGCTGAAGGCCAACGCGCAGAGCAAGAAGAAGGCGTTTGAAGCCTGGGGTGACGCCTTGAAGCAGGAGACTCCTCAGAGGCTCGTGGAAGCCGCTCAGAAGGCCGTCGAGGAGGTCAAGAGGGCTACGACCCTGAACGAGTGGTGCGCACCCCTTCCAGACTGTTTTCGCTGGCTACGGGACGAGCGCTACGCCGTCTTGCTTGAGAATCACGTCCCTGCCGGTCCTCAGATGATCGGCGGTTACCTTGTGTACGACTGACATGAAGCTGTACGCCCCTGAGCTTGCCGGCACCTACGTCTGGCAGGTTGCTGATCCCAAGAGCTCCAAGACCAGCTTCGCCCCGTCCAAAAGCCAATCGCCGCCACCGAACTGCAGCTACGGCCACCCGCTCGGTCGTTACGACTCAGAAGGGCGCTACTGGACCTTTTGTCCTAATGCAGGCGAGGAGGATCCCAACAACCCCAAGTCGTCGCGTTTCGTCAAGCATCCCCTTGCTGAACAGGAGTACATGATTGCCGTCAAGGAAAAAGTGTGGGGACGCCTTGATTCGTTTGGTTCGTACAAGGAGACCGAGTTTTGACATCGTCTCACTACATTGAGCAGTCACTTGACCCAATCGTCCTGGAGAAAGCAATTGCAGAAGCAAACCGGCGGCAACAAACAAATGAGGGATTAGGTCTTCTTGGACGCAATGCTGGACCCGCGAGCGGCAACAAAGCCCTTGAGATCCATGTTCTTGGCGCCAAAGGAGAGCTTGCAACTGCTTGTTTTCTGGGCATTGAATCTCAGATTTTCAAGGACAAAACACCCAAACGCGGCTCTGTCGATTTGCCACCCAACATCGACGTGAAAACCAGATCCAAGCATTGGATGGATCTTGTTGTGCAGCTTGATGATGACCCTTACAAGGTGTTCGTTCATGCGACCTGTCAAGACCACATCGTCAGGCTGCATGGTTGGAGTTACGGGCACAGGATCATGAAGGATCAATTCAAACTTGACCCAGCTCATGGGCGCCCTGCCTACTTTGTAAAACCCGCTGTCTTGCATTCAATGCATGATCTGCGCGGAATCATTCACGACCTCAATCGCATTCATGAAACGCACATTTGATCCATCTGCTGCACGTGATCTTCTGCGTCGCGGCATTCTCAAGGGCTACTGGACACTCGAAGACCTCGACAAGTCTGCACCTGGCACTGAGCTCAATTTTGCTGAATATCGCCGTTTCCTTGCGTTACAAAAAGCTTATGTGCAGGCGCCTGTTTACAAAAACCTCCTGCGTGATGACGATGAATCGCCTGACACTGCCCTGATCCCGTGATGCTCGTTACCATGCATGAAAGCAGTAGCGAGCTTGTGCCCTTGCAGCGCCTGCCACTGATACAGCGCAACCCTGTAGGTCAGCCGCGTTTCTACTGGAACGAAGCGCGGCCTCACCTCAGGTACGCCAGTATCACGAGCGTTCTGTCTGCAACACAATCAGAAGCCACGAAGCAAGCCCTCAGGCGTTGGCGTCACAAAATCATCCAAGAGGGAGGTGACCCTGACGAGACCCGTGATCAGGCTGCCCGTCGTGGTGCTGCTATTCATGACTGGTTCGAGCAGTTCCTGCTGAAGCAGAACCCAGAGATGCCTGAGGCCATTGCGCCCTGGTGTCAGAACCTGCTGAAGTCTCCCCTGTGGAACAGTCTTGATCACGTGGTCTGCACAGAGCATCAGGTCTGCAGCGATGAAGGCATCGTGCCCTTTGCCGGCACCCTTGATGCCCTCGTCAAGCTGAACGGTGAGTTCTGTCTGCTTGACCTGAAGACCAAAGCGCCCAACAAAGCCAAGCCGACCAAGCAGATCAGTGATGAGGCCATGTGTCAGTTGCAGGCTTACCGCCTGTGCTTGGCTGAAAACTACGGGATTCAGGTGCAGCGCTTCATTGCCCTGTATGCCTTCCCTGATCAGCCGGCTTACCCAGTTGCTGCAGCGGGCGAGGATCTGAAACGCCATGAGACTCATTGGACTCAACGAATTACCGCGTATTCGCTGCAAAACCCTTGACGCCTACCACTAGGGGTGTAGAGTATGAGGGTGCCAAGGGGGGCTTCCCAATCGTCGCCTTCCACGACGGCACTCCAATCGCAAAGATCACCTCTCACAAAGATGGCTTTGCTGTCTGGTTGACAGATCCTATTGACGATTTCTGGTGTACTTACCGGAAAACTTTCACGCACCTTCCTGATGCCAAGCGCTTCATTGAACTGCACCTTCTATGAACACAAAACGCTATTACTTCCAGATCAAGTCAGCCAACATCCTTGATTACGTTGAAGCCTTGAGTTTCGTTGACGCCAAACGTCGCGCTGCGCATGAGTACATGGATGTCTGGAACGAGATTCAGTGGTTCGACACCTCTAATCCTGAACCTCTTCCAGAACAGCTCTCACCTGAAGCACGACAAGAATGCGCACGACTCTCTTCCTGATCACGGCTTTTCTGATCGCTTTTTACACAGACCTTTACATCCAAACCAATGACAAGCAGCTATCAAAAACGTGCCGAGAATTCGTTGCGCGTACTAGCCCAACTAAAGCAGCAGCAGCGTGCCCTTGAAACCGAAATCAAGGATCTGCAAGCTGAACTGACGCAGTACTTGCTTGCTGGTGACTTGGAACATCTCAAGACTGACGCTAACAACACGTATCACTTCGAGGACATCAACTTCGTCTACAGCACAGGTCGTGTCAGCTATGACTACAGCACCTGCCCTGAAGTCATTTCTGTTGCGGAAGCGCTTAAGGAGCTGGAGTCAACCGCTGTTGCAATCGGTACAGCCAGGCAAAAGGTTGGCACTCCTTTCTGGACAGTTCGGGCATGACAAATACTAAAATGGAAATGACATCAACAGAATTAGCTTTTTATTCTTTGGGCGAAATTCTTGCGGGTACAAGAAATAGACTCAAGTTTGAGACTCAATTTTCATTGATTAAACAAGCTCTAACTCGTCTTCAAAAGCTCGAAGAAAGCCTTAAAACAAGCAATTCCTCAACGTTTCAACATTGGTTGGATCTCAGGGAAAACTCAAATATTGCTGCTTATGCCTGCATTTTGGATCTTCGTGAACAAATACAGGCATTAGAACAGGATTTAACGAATCAAGAATTTCGTGCTCAATTCTACAAAAATATTTTAGGCAATCGTATTGACTCAATTGAAACTTTTATCAAACAAAAAGAAAATGACTAAATCAAAACCCCTTCCAGCCCTTGAAGTCCTTCAAGAGTATTTTGAATATAATTCAGAAACTGGAATTTGTTATTGGAAAAAAAGTCCGGCAAAAAACACGAAAGCGTGGACTGTTGCCGGCACCAAAAAATCAGATTATTGGGTAATTAGGTTTCAAAATAGCGAATATCAAGCGCATCGCATTTTTTGGTATTTACATTTTAAAGAGGATCCGGCCGAAGGCATGGTTGACCATATTGATCGTGATAAATATAACAACAGAATTTCAAACCTCCGGATTGTTAATGATGCACAAAATCAAATGAATCAAGAAAAAGCAAAATCGAACAACAAAACAGGCGTACTCGGAGTTTGCTGGGATAAAAAAGCTCAGCGATACAAAGCATTCATAACTGTTGATAAAATTAAAAAACACCTGGGAAATTATAAAACTTTGGAAGAGGCGGCAGCCGTTAGACAAGCAGCCGTCAAACAATACTTTGGCGATTTCGCACCTCAATCTAATTTCATATGACTGATTCTGAATTGATGAAGCTAATCAAGGCTTCTGCAACAATCAAAGTTCGTTTTATTTTTCTTGCTTGCAGCTTTGTTGGTCTTTTCTTTCCTGGCGTAACTGGATTTGTTTTATTCAAGGCTTTTTGGCGACTGTTCAAGAACCTGCCAGAGGAAGACAAGAGAGTGTTGGATTACTTAACGGTGAACTTCAATGACTGACTACAGTTCCAAACTTCAAGAGTTTCACGCCACTGGCGCTCAACTCATCCGCGCTGTCATCGAGAACGCCATCAGGGACACCTCGCCATGCCATTGGCGTGTCATTGAAGGTCCTGAAGATGGCAGTCAGATGGTTCGCGTTCGTGATCTGATGGCGTGGGCTGACAAGATCGCTTCGCAACTAGAGCAGGAGATTGAACAATGACCCACCCCATCACCCCACCTCGCGAATTAGTAGAGCAATGGGCTTCAGAAAAATGCTACGACGAACGCGATTGGCTTTATGAATTGCACATCGCCAACCGTGCTGCTCAATGGGGGGCTGACCAGGAGCTGGAGGCGTGCTGTGAGTGGCTAGTCAGCGAAGGGTGGTTCAAATACGAACACGAGGCTGTGGAAGATCTCCGCGCCGCCCGCCGCTCTAAGCCGCCGAGCTTGAAGGAGCAGGCGCTGGCTGAACTTGAAAGAGTGGACATGCTTTGGGATACAAATGAATTTAGCAAAGAAACCCTTGGCGCACTTGACACTATTCGCCGCGCACTGGAGCAACTCGATGACTGACCTCGTCAATCACCCACCGCATTACACACAAGGCGATATTGAATGCATTGATGCCATTCAAGCAGCGCTCACACCAGAAGAGTTTCGTGGCTACTGCAAGGGCAACGTCATCAAATACGTCTGGCGTGAACAGCACAAAGGCGCTACCGAATCACTCCGCAAAGCAATCTGGTACATGCAACGACTCTTAAACACCACAAAATCATGAACGAAGACTTCAACGTTATTGACCTCGTTGCTTACGCAATCGATCGTCAAACCTCTGTCGACATCACAGATCTACGTCGCAAGCAAGCGCGTGCTGCCATCGACAAAATGGCTGACATCCTTGAACGCGCCCTGGATGAAGACAATCAATTTCAACCTGATGGACGCACCGTTGTTGAAACAATGCGCTTCATCGCTCGCACACCCTCAGAGTTCATCTTTGCCTGACCCTTGACTGAACTTGAATCCCGCAACTGCCTGATCTGCGGTACAAACTTTCACGTCGCACCCATCAGCAAAAATCGTTTCAGCAAACGTCAAACCTGCTCAATCGAATGCCGCAGGCTCCTTTCCACAAAAAATCGTGCTCGTTGGAGCCCTGAAGATGTTCAGTTCCTTTCATCAATTGCTGAAACGCTCCCAATCAAACGCCTGCACAATGTCTTCAATGCAGTTGCATCAAGACACAAGCGCCCCCTGCGCAGCATCAATGCCATCAAGAGCAAGCTCGCAGCACTGGGCTACTCAATCGATCCACGCATCGGTTACTTCACCCTGTCCAGCCTCGGCCGTGTTCTTGACTGTCACCCAAGCACCATCAGGCACTGGTGCAAAATTGGTCTTGAGT